CCATCTGCCAATAGATTAGTATCTGGAGATACTATTCTGTTACCGATACCAGAAGAAGTTTCATATAAAGATAACCCACAATGGTCAGACCAACCAGTAGGAGCTATTGGTAGGTTTGGACCAGATATCGTGAAGGGGTTTATAGATGAAGGAAATGCAGAAGGGTTAACAAAGAGTATACAAAGGTTTGCAAAAGCAGGAGCAGTTGGAAAATTATTAGAGATAGTTAAAAAAAATACAGGTGCTGATCCGAATGCAATTACTCAAAACATAAACGGAAAGATTGCTAATCCATATGTCGAACAAGTTTTTGGTGGACTAGGATTAAGACAATTTGATTTTAGTTGGAAACTAGTTCCTAGAAATAAGGACGAACAAAATTCAATTAATGCAATTATAAAAACTCTTAGAATGGCAGTTCTTCCAAATAAAAGTGATACATTTGGTCTTGGTGGTTCAGAAGAAGGAACTAGGGATGATTTTAGTACAGAAAGATGGTTAGAAGTTCCTCAAGTATTTGATCTCTCTTGGAAGTCTAATGGATCTACAATTCAATCATTACCAAAAATTAAAACTTGTGTATGTAAGGATATTCAAATTCAATATACTCCAGACAATGTTTGGGCAACTCATCTAATGGGTCAAAATAATCCACATCCAGTAGCATATAATTTAACATTATCATTTGGTGAAACAGAAATTATAACTTCAGATTTAGTAAAAGAAGGTTTCTAAAATGTTTTTTAATTCAACACCAGATTTTTTATACCCAGATTTTAAAACACCGGGTAAATTTAAATTATCAAAAAATTTATTCCGAAGAGTTAGAGCAAGAGATAGTTTTAATGCTGTTTATGCTTCGTCTAAACCATACACTATACAAAATGGAGAAACAGTTGACTCTATTGCAGAAGTACAACTTGGTTCTGGTGAATGGTACTGGACTATTTTAATTTTAAATAATATTACCAATATACACAATCAATGGCCTCTAGATAATGATGAATTAGATAAATTTGTAATTAAAAAATATGGCGATTTTGTTGATAGTCCTAAGTATTGGGAAACAAATGAAGTAAAAAATGCAGCTGGTGAAGTTGTATTGGAATCAGGAAATATTGTGGAGTACTATAATAATACTACTGAGCAAAATCAATCTAATTATGTTCCACAAGTTTATGTAACTACACCACCTCTTATAACTAGAAAAGTAAATGTTGATTCTATTGTGACAGGTAATAAATATACAATTACTTTTTTAGGTGATACTGATTTTACTTCTATTGGTGCAGACTCAAATACTATAGGTTTAGAATTTACTGCAACGGGAGTTGGCACTGGTACTGGTGTTGTGTCCGAAACAGTTGAAGATAATGATCCAGGTGCAATTAAAAAAATTAAAAAAGAATCTTGGTCGTTTTCATATATCGATAAATTTAAAGATGATGGAAAACCGGAATATAAAACAGTTACGGCAACTCAAAATTTAACTAAAGTAACCAATAGAGAATTTGAATATCAAATTAATGAATTGAAGAGAGAAATATATATACCTCAAACTGCCTTCTTAAGTATTTTAAGAGAAGAATTAAAAACTCTTTTAAAATATGAAACTAAATATAAGGTTAATCAATTTGGTCAAAGAATATCCGAAGACGTATAAAAAAAGGAGAGTCTTAAGACTCTCCTCTAACTAATCAATCATCAAATTCAGCAAGGTTAGCAAAGAAACTCAGTGCATCTTCATCGTCACCAACTGATTCCCTTGGTGTAACTTCTTCACGAACTGGTTCCTTAACTGCAGAACGAGTAATGTCTGGTGCATTAAAGTCACCACTACTTGATGCCCATTCTGGTGCATTACCACGACCCTCACTTTCATCTTCAAAAGTTTCTGGATCAACCCTCGGAGACTGAGGTTTGGAATTCAGAACTGCATTGAGACGCTTTTCCAAATCTTCATAAGTTTTGAAGTTTGAAACATCAGTAAATGCAGAAAGAGAATGAGTCTTGGAATAGATTGATTCCAGTTCACTATCTTCAAAATTACCAAGAGTAGATGCAGGTGCAAACTCTGATGAATCATAGTTCCAATAACCAGCAACCTTCTTGATCTTCAGTTTGAAATCAGCACCCTGCCAGAAATCAAAGGGATTAATTGGGGTTTCATCTTCAAACTCAGGTTGCATTGCACCAATAATTTTATCATGAATCTTCTTACCATACTTGTAGAGGAAAACTTTACCTTCGTTTTCAGGATGCAGAGGATCACGAACAACATAAATGTTGCTGTAATAAGACAGTTTGCGTTTCTGTTTACGTGCAATTTCTTTGTCGGAATCAACACCACTGTTCCAGAGTTGTCGATTTAGTTCACCAATTGGATCGGATTTGTTGATCGTGGTGAGAGAGTTTTCAATGTACCATCCACCAGGTCCTTGGAAAGCGTGACTAAAAACTTTTGCCCAAGGAAGATCCTCACCGTCAGGTGCAGGGAGGAATCGAATCACTGCATAACCATTACTAGATTTATCCAATTCGGGCTTCCAGAAACGATCATCATTAGATCCTTTTTCACTGTTAGCAACTTTTTCTAGTTCCCGAGTAAGTTTTTCAAAAGAAGAGTTGGAATTTTTTTTGAGTGCAGCAAAAGACATGTTTGTATTCTCCGTATTGTGTACGTATTTGGCTTGTGGATGACCACATGGCTATAATACCAGAGTGGTCTGTGTCTGTCAAGACCTTTCTGCTTGTTCTTTGAGCTTTAATAGCTCACTTTTCATGCGACGAAAGGTTTGAAATGGATCCGTCTCCTCCTCTAAGGCAACTAGGGGAAATGTTTTATTGATCACTTTAATATATTCTTTAGCATCACCCTCTTCAGAGTATGTTGCACGAAAATAAAGCATCTCTTGTAGTTCTAAAAGACGAAACATTTTTTTTAAATATAATTCTGTTCCCTCTTTAGTACGAAGTTTATGACTACTAATGAGGGTTTGAAGATCCTCATAAATACTCATTAACTCTGCAGATTGAGATCTAACTATGTCGTTGTCGAAGAATTGCATAGATTCAACAGGATACTCTTATATTTAGACTTGTTAATAGAAAGGAATGGTTCGTATTTCACTACTTTCTTTTTTGTTTCTGGCCATACAATAGGGTCAGAAATTTTACTATTAAAATGTGGTATATAATTTACTAGTTGATTTAATATTACCATTGACTCCAAACTTACACGACCAGATAGATGTTCTTTTAGTAAGTCTGGGTGTTGACCATTAGTAATTTTAAATACAGAATCAAAATCTCTATCATAAAATAAAGATTGCATTTCATTTTCAAATATAAAAGACATACTCTGTATTTTTGATTTCCAAGTAGAGTATGTCTTTGATTTATGTATTGATATATTTCCTATCCATAGATTACCATCTATTATAAAATGACTTACAAAAAATTCTATAAGCTCTTGACGTTCAAATTTTAAACTGAGTTTTTTAAAAAAATATTTATCTTTTCTTTTTTCAAAAGACTTTAAACTTGCTCTTGACTTTCCATTAAAAGTAAAAAAATTATAATTGTCTTTTGAAAAATGAAGTTTTAATGATAGGTAGATTTTATAAACTTCATATCCATCCATATTAAATAGGTAGTTTAGCTTTGGATGATTTTTTCATGAAGCACAATCTCTGTGCATCATACTTTAATTTTTCTTTTAAAGTTTTTGATAGTAACTTTGAAACTGATTCAAATTCAATTTCATTCTCTTCGCAAAAGGTAAGAACTGCTTCAATGTAGTTCAATTGACCATCACTTTCCTTTACAATTTTTTCTACTTCCATAGAAAACTTTGCAGAGTTCATGAACTTCTTGTCTAATGCTTCATTGATAGTTTCCTTTCCTTTATTCATTAGCAGATTTCCATTCTCGTATATACTGAGTAAGTTTTCTAATGTATTCCCTTTTGTTAGTTTTTTCATAAACGATGCATTCTCCATTTTCACAGGACATAATGATAACAAGTTTCTTGACTATTATACCAGTCATTTCATACAACATGCAAGCATATGCAACAGCTTGAACAAAGTAACCTTCAATCCATTCTTCTGGTTTTGGTTTCTCTGATGTCTTAAAGTCTATTACAGCGAGCTCGCCTTCATATTCGGCAATACAATCAACAGTACCCGCTAACCCTAATGTCTTACTATATAGGGGCCTTT